GTCCGAGACCTTAAGCCCCTGCAGGCGAGCCTTGAGAGCGGTGTCTTCATCAATCAAGAACATTGGCCACCACGTTTTCTACGACGTCGCCCAGGTCATCGTCCAAACCTTCAGAGTGCTCGTGAAGTCGGTTAAGAAACCTGTGAATAACAGGAGATGGCGGGTGGTCGGGAGTCCCGTACTCGAGGTTTTCGATCTCCTCGGCCACGTCCCGCGGGTAGTGGGGGACGAAAGTCCCTGCCTCAAACTTGACAGAAAGGCGTCGAGCCAGGTTAGACGGCCAACCCGCTAGGTAGGCCTGACGTCGCAAAACGGCGGAAAGCCGTGCGGCGTGTCGCATCATTGCCATCAGGTAGTGGAAGTTGTCGTCGTCTTCCCGAATGCCCTTGGCGTGAAGTCTAGCTGCGTTCTGCGTCTCGAGAGATACGTTCACTTCTTACGCCTCGGGGTTAGCAGCCAACCTGCTATAAACCCCGCGGCGAATTTGCCAGCGTCAAACTTCTCAACGCCGAGAGCTCCACGAACGAACTCTCGTTTGTCAGCTTGGCTCTTAGCCTCGCTGAGCTGGCTCATGAAATCTTTCATCGCAGTATCCTCTGGTGAGGCGCAGGGTGGTGCAGCAGGTTCCGGATGTCTCCGGCGTCACTTAGAGGGTAGGTACGAAGATAAAAGCCGTCCGGCTAAACCTATTTCTTGTCGGTCTTTTTGTCCTTGGGGACGGGCTTGGGCTTGGGCTTTTTGATGTCCTTGGCCAGTGCCTCGTCTAGGCGAGAGGCAGCCTTGGCCTTTTCTGGCTCAACCTTAGTTGGCTTCTGCACTGGCTTCTGCGGAGGCTTCTTAGCCATTGTCCTTGCCCTTTCCGCACTTGCAGTTCTGGCACTTGCACTCGGGGCTCACTTCTTGGCCCCCTTGCAGGTAGCGCAGGTGCACTTACAGCCTTTGACTGGGGCACCCTTCTTGCACTTGCATCCACACTTGGCGCACATCTTTTAGTCCTCTTCTTCGGTCTCCGTGGCGGAGACACCTGGCTCGGCGTATTGAAGAAACTGCGGGTCGTTGACCAGCTGTTCTGGGTTGACCTGTTCAGCGTCTAAGCTGAAGATCGTGTACTTGTCTTCGATCAAGCCTCGTGGGTAGACCCGAGTAGGGATGAACACCTGATCGCGGTAAACAATGCGGTCCAGCAGGTAGTCGTTTAGAGCCTCCGAGATCGAGTCTTGGAGAGACTTATCTACCTCGGTGATGTTGATAAAAGCTCGCAGAACGTCGGTGTTGTAGAAACCACGCTCAGTCTGACGAGGCTCTCCTTGGAGGATCACCGCATTGATTGTGGGGATAACGATGGGTCCGGTGTAACGACGACCGCCGTCAGAGTCACCGACGTCGTAGACAGGGTCTACATCAGTGTTTTCAGGGTCAAACTTCCACCACTCAATGGACTGGCCTACCTGCCTTTGCAGGTCGTAGTCAATCCCGGCAGCGATGGACCTACGCTCCAGGTCAATTCTGAAGCGTCCCTGCTCTCTAGATCCCCGCACTATTTACTCCGCAGTTGGGGTGGTGAAGGTGCCTGTCTCGGGGTCGTAATCGTCCTGAACCTCACAAAGGACTGTTCCGTTTTCTCCGGTGACATCCACGATTGTTGGTTCACTCAGGAAGATTGCGGCAAGACGGTCGCTTGTGTGAAGGATGTCCACCACCTTGTTATCAATGATAAATGCAATCTTGTAAGGGGGCAGTTCGCGCTGTTCTTCAGTCATTAGCTTCTTCCTTATACGAGATGCGAACCGCATCCCACTTTCCGATAGGACATGACGCATTGGGTAGCTTAGTCTTGGCGTTCATAAGACAGCCGCATTCTTTGCATTGATGCGTGGCCTTGATGTAGTGCTCGCAGCCTTTGCAGATGTCAAGCCTCTGCTCGGCAACTTCTGTTGTAACTCGCCCTAAGTTCTTGTTAAACAAATCCCAAGGCCTAGCTGGCCGGTCGTACGGGGTCGTCATTGCTCTCCTATTCCGCCGAGAAGTTGTCAATAGTACTGCCCTGGCTAGAGCCGCTAGGTGCCTTGACAATACCGTGCGAGGTGGTCTTTGTAGGACTAGAAGGAGTGTCGTTTCGGCTACCCAAAGAAGATGTCATGGACGTATTAGAGTAGGCCGTAGAAGTAATTGTGTTATTTGATGTAACCATTTTAATGGCTGAAGCAGCCGAGGAGATTGACACGTCGCTGCTCACGGTGCTCACAGAGCCTCCTACAGCCCGCAGCAGCCTGAGCCAGTACGAGGTGACGGTACAAGTTGCACAGCAACAGTCGTTTCCGCAGGAGCAGGCGCTTGTGCAGCAGGCATTGCTGGCAGGGCAGGGGCAGGGGGAGGGGCAGCAGTCCGTACTGTCGGGACATGCGCAGTCGGTGCGGTCTTCTGTGCGGCAAGATGACGGCACGGTGTTTTGACCGTTTGAGCAGGTCCCAATACTGCCAACTTCAGTGAAGCCTACGAAGTCGTAGCCTGCGGGGCACACGTCGCAGATTGTGTATGTTCCGCAACCCGTGCAGGTGGGTTGACAGTAGCACGGTGAGCAGCACGACTTTTGGGACGGACACGCGCAGTCACCGCAGCATGCCGTGCTGCTCCCGCACGAACAGGTGTAGCCACCGCAGCATTCAGTAGAGGTGGTGAGGTACACGACCGACGCATACCAAGAGCCTGCCCCAGAGACCCAAACTGCAGGTCCGCAACCGTTGCTAACGGAAGCCGACACAATGACGTCTTGAGACCCCGCATCGACGGAGGCCACACTGTAGTTAGTTGCTGAGTCGTTGCTTTGGGCTTGAGATCCGTTAGCAAACCAAGTTCCTTTGTTGGCAACCCAAGTAAATCCGCTGCTGGCGGTGCCCAAAGACCCGCTAGTAGTTCGGTTGAAGGTGTCAAGAAACTGGCGCTTAAGAGCCCTGAATGCGCGGGCAGCCAAGCCAGCAAAGGTGCCTAAAGTCGGCATTCGAGCTCCCTAAGTTCAGTACAACACACCGTACAATCCGTGGAGTGAAATGTCCGTTTTAACGGACCCAGAGCATCCCTACGTCGGCTGTAGGGCGGAGCCCAGAGCGCTGCCAGCCGCCTTCAACCCACTCCACAGCCATTGCATCAAGGATCTCTGAGAGATCGTCTGCACAGGAGATGTCTAACCAGACCTCGGGCTCGAGCAGGTGATGCTCAATGAACTGTGGAGCCACCTGGGTGTATCCCAAGCCAGCCAAGTATTTGAGCTGCTCGATGTGTTCGGGAAGGGTTTCTTCGGTCCACTCGAAAGCCAGCTTCCCATGGTATTTGGTCATGCCCCTGAAGACTGACCATTCAGCACCCTCAACATCAATCTTCATGAGGTCGGGCTCTCCGTAGCGCTCAGCTAGGGAGTCCACGGTGACGGTCACAGCTGTGATGGTGCGGAAGACCTTCCCGGCGTAGGGCATCTCTTCTGAGGTCAACCACTCTTTATTGAGAGTTGACAGACCATCTTCGTCCGCCTCGTAGAACTCGACCAGCTGATCGTCGGCATCAGACACGGCCATTTTCAGCGGGGTGACGCTTGGCGAGTAGATAAAGTTCTTTACGAGTTCCTTAAATATGCGGGGCC